ACCATTTCTAACGGGGTGTCTATTAAACAATAAGCTAACACGGATTCCGTTTTACCCGTTAACCACATATACCCTTGCAGTTGGTAAAAGTAATCTTTGTTAGGTAGTTCGGTTTCGAAGAACGGGAACGTAGAAGCGTCCCAACTGCTTTTAACGTCGATTAATACTTCGTCCGTGTTTACGTCGGGCGTTCCAGTAACCCATTCGTTACTAAAATGTTCGTCGTTTTTATATATAAACTTATAGTTTAGAACCTCGTTAACTAATGCTATCGATAGGTCTTCTACTTCGTTACCTTTATCGGTGTAACGTGAACTAAATTCCTTACGGATTCCGTACTTTTCTAATAAGACAAGGTCTTGAACGTACGTTTTTGCGGTTTGGCTTAGGACTTCCCCCGTCTTGCGGGGGTTAGTCATTATCTTACCAATTTGAGAACATCGGACTTTCATACGTTTTCTAGTAATTTAATTTGAGAATCAGTTAAACTAAAGTTCGCTAATAGTTCGTCTTTAGTGTACTTACCTTCTGCGATTGCTTCTAAGGCTTTACCTAATCGCTTTTGGTCTATATTAGGCTTCTTTGGTTCGTGTTTTACTTGTTCGCCACTTGCGTCCGTGTCTTTGTCCGTAACTAATCCGAGCGCTGAACTCAACGCGTATCGTCTAAAGTAAGTAACACCGCTTCCAAAACTTTGGTAATCGTTCATACCTTTTAACGTAACCTGTGGAATGGCTACTTTAGATTCTAACGTTTCGCCACTTTCAATATGGAAAATAACGGTAGCAATATAATCCACACCTTCTTTAGTATCTAACAACTGCGTAAACCCTAATCCGTGTTTAGCTAATAACGGATTAATCTTTTCAAAGATAGCGGGTAAATCTGCGTAACTATACCCGAAGCCTTGCGTACCTTTGTGAATTACGGGTACTTCCTGTTGGAAGGCTGCCAACGATTTGAATAAATGTTTCATAGCGTATAAATTTTAATTATATGCAAATATAAAGGTAATTAGTTTAATAGCAATACTTCGATATAATTAATTTGTTAAAAAATGTTAAAATTTATTTATGAATTCTTGTATAGGTAACAAGATTCCTTTACTAGTATTAGAATCACCGCCGTTTACGTCGCGTTTTGTTCCTATGTATTTTCTGCAAAGTTTTTTCAATTCGTCTTTTTTTATCATTACGAAATGTGATTCACTAAGCCAATAACACCACCATTCCGCTTCGCTTGTCGCTATTCCCGAACGTTTACTCCTACTTTCGTATTCTACAAATATGTTACCAGTATCTAAGCATTTGAAATCGCGTTTAACTTCTATTTTTTGTTGGAGTAATTCGCTTAATTGGTTTTCGTAGGTTTGGCCTACCATTAAATCAAACTTAAAATCGTTATTGAAATTCATTTATTTTTTGTTTATAGCGTTTTATTAATTCGTTTAGTTCGTCTTTTGTCCACTTCTTGACATCGTGAGCGCGGGAATGTAATTCGATTAGCCTATCCGCTCCTATTCGTTGTTGTATTCCTATTTGGTAGTTTAATAAGTTTCCGTGTTTATATTGGTTGCACGTTACACATTGCCCGTGTACGTTGTCTTCGTCAAACGTTACCGCTTTGTGTCCACCCATACTAAAATAATGTCCCGCATCGTATTTCGCGCCTAACGGCTTTTCGCAACTTACACAAGGTTTATCTTTATCCCTTAGTCGAATGTACTTGTTAAAGGTTATTTGCGCCAATTTAAGCAGTTCGGGAAGCGTTTGAAGTTCGTCTTTAAGTTGTTTCTTTTTTTTCTTCCATTGCTTTTCCTTTTCGGATTCTACCCAAACACGAACGCAATCGGATTCGAGGCAGTATTTTTGGTTAAACTTGACGGGAGTAAATACTTCTTTACAATTCTTGCAACGCATCTTAAAATCTTATTGCGTTTAGTTCGGCTTTAAGCCTATTGTTTTCCTCTCGTAAATCCAAGTTAATTAAATCGGTTCGGTATCCGTTTTGGCGCATTGCCCTGAATTCTTGTTCGAATTGATTCCACGATAACTTAACTTCTTGAATGTGTTCTAACGTTTCTTCCATTGAATTAATTAAGTCGGTTCGGGTTGGGTGCTTCGTCTTTATTTCGTCTAAACTAGATTGTATTTTAGCGTAGGTAAACCCTAATAAAACTTGGCTTCGTAAAATTGTAAAATCGTCCATATTTGTTTTTTTATAATCCGCAATAACCCGAATCGCATTCGTTAAAATCAGTATCAAATAAATCTAATTGTAATTTATATTTCTTAATTTTTTCGTAAGTAATTCCATTCTTAAAAGTGTTTCCGTTTAATTGTTCTTGCTTAATAAACCAATCAAACTTATTTTCTTGCGAATGCGATAAGTGATTCAAAAGTAATTCATTTCGATGAAAACAACCTACGCAGTTATTTCGTTTAGCAAACCTTACGGGTTTGTCATTCCAAAATAATTCGATAGTATCTTTGAAAATTCGGTCTTCAATTAGCGGGAATCTTGTTTTTCGGTATGGTAGTTCCTTCCATTGGTTGCGCCCGTTCTTTTCTCCAACCTTAAACTTAAAATTTTGAAATCCATTAATTTCACGTTCAAACATTTTATTTGCCCTGTTAATTTCGTTTGCCCTAAATCCTATTCGCATTTCTACGGGTAAATCAGTATTATCGTAACACCATTGCGCAATAGGTTTTACTTTCATATCTTCCGTACAATATCTTACCATTTGGTTTGGCAAATAATAAGTTCCGTTTGCCATTTTATAACTTGAAATAACTTCATCAAAAGTAGTTTCACTTAGCCAAATTATTTCCTTACCTAGATATTGTTCTAAATCTAACATCGTGTATATTATTTCGTCTTCTTCTAACGTTCCGATAAATTCGTGTCCTATCCTATCGCTAACAACTTGTCTTAATTTAGCATCGGGAAACATACACGATTTGTCATTAGTTCGAACCAAGGCAAATATGTTATAATCTGCGGGATAGTGAACCGCTAAATAACTTGACGTTTTACCCCCGCTTAAAGAATTTATTGTTTTCATTAAAATTTTGTTTTTGGTGTTCGCATTTCTTGCAGTGGATTAACTCCGTATAATTCAAAGCCTAATCCCGAGTTAAAATTACATATAATTTGGTCGTTTAATCCCGTGTGCTTCCCGCCCGTTTCCATATCCTTTACTTTTTCTACTCCTATCATAGTGTTGTATTTCATAGTTTCGTGTTTAATTAGTCGGTGAATAACAAACATATCGTCGCACCTATTTAAGAACGCTTTGCCGCCTTCTATATGGTCTTTTAACGGTGGTTTCAAGTGTCCTTTAAAATCGCCGTCCGTGTATAAATTCGCGCTTCGTCCACTTTCAGTATTTGGGTGCGTGTTTATGTAAATAGTCATTCCCGTTTTGTTTACGAATTCCCGCGCCTTATTCATAAAAGTGTAGTTTCCTTCGTAAGTCATTTCGCGGTCTAACCCAGTAAACGGGTCAATTAATCCGACATCGCATTTTGATTTAGAAAAGATTTCCAAAAGTTCTAACGGCTTGTAAAGTTTGCTATTATCTACGAAGTAAAAGAATTGTTCTAGGTAAGCAGAATAGGAATGTATTTGATTTGTCGTTAGATTCTTGAATGGTTCGCCACTATACATTTGGATAAGGTCGCGTAATATTTGTCCCTTTTGATTCTCCCCGCTCCATAAACAAAACTTTAATCCGTGTTTTAATGCCAAAACAAGGAAGTACCAAAACACCCAATACGTCTTACCTACGTTATCGTGTCCTAAAATAATGTTTAGTTGCTTAGGTTTGAAGCGTAAATAATCGTCTAATACGCAGTCAATTTTTAAGCCTTGTTGAATCTTACCTTCTTTATAGTCAAGTAAGTATTGTAAGCTATCTCCTTGTTTAGTCAGCATTTTTGTAATCTTTAGTATCTATGTAATTTAACTTCGCTAATATGTTTGCGGTTTGTTGTAAATCGTCCGATAACTCATTAGGGTTAATTTTGCGAATATAAGGTAACGTATTCAAAATAGTTGATTTCCAATTTAGAATTTTTTTGTTCTTACCTTTTACGTTAGTACACCAATCGTTAACCTTCCAACTTTCGTATTTTAATCGTAGTTCGTTTTTATCTGCGGTTGGTTCTTTGCTCAAAGCATAAGCTATAAACTCTTCGCAAGAAGGTATAACATTTACATTAACATTTACATTATCATTTACATTAGCTTCGCTTTTGCTTATTTCTTGCTTCGGTTTTGCTTCGCTTTTGTTTTCAGTGTGCTTTGTTTTAGGTTTGCTTCCGTTTACGAATTTCTTATAGTTTGCTTCTAACTGCGGTGCAATCAACGTAAAGATAGTTTTACTAATTCCTTCTAACTGAATGGTTTTCCCGTTTAATCCTAACTCATAAACTGCGCTCCATACTTCGGCTTGGTTTTCTTTTGGAAGTTCCTTAATTGCTTCGTAGAAACTTCGGTAAATAATCATTGAATCTCTTTTCATAAAAACTTGTATAAATTAAAAAAGCCCCTAAAATCCCGTGCATCCTACCTCACGTTCATTTAAGAGCTTAATAACTTCTTTGCGCACTTATAATGTAGGATGAGTGCAAGTACAAATATAACTAATTAATTTAATATTTGTTCATTTTCGTAAAATTTTATTTGATATTCACCGCGTCTTATTCGTTCTTGTATATGTTCTAGGTCTTTTAATCCACCCGCGTTTTTAACGTCTAAGTATAAATCGTGCATCGTTCTATTAACCTTAAAGTTATTCATAGCAGCGCGAAGGTGTTCCGTGTCGTTGTAAAAGTGCCTATCGTTTATAGATTCCCAAAGGTTCGCATTGTTAAAAGCGTGAATACAAGTTGCGTGGTTTAGTCCTAACATTTCGCCTATCTCTATATAGCTGAATCCGTACCCCCGCATTAATTTAATTAGGTAACCGCGTTGGTTTACGTACTTCCGTTTTCTGCTACGTTTTCGCAGGTCGTTTGTTTCTATTAAGTCCGTGAATTTATTCTTTAGTTGCATATTTCTTTTATGTTTATTATTAATCCTTCCCAAATGTCTAAAACTAATTTAGCGTGGTGTTGGGAATACGCTTCTACAACGGATTTTGTTCGTTTTCTTCGCGCCTTCGGAGTTTCTTGGTAATAATGGGTTATTTCGTATTTCTTCATATTTTGCGTTTACAACTTTGCAGTAATGGTTAAAATTAAAATGTCCGTTTTTATGTACCCAACCTTCGCCGTTGAGCCACCACTTAACTTGAATAGGTAAATCAAAATTCACGTCTAGAGTTTTTTCCGTTGTCATAAGCGTTTTGTAATTTGTTATTATATTCTTCTTGTATAAATTCTTCGTGTAAATTTGAGTTTAACAAGTCGTTATAGATTTCACTAGAGATTAATTGTAAATCGTAGTCGTTTAAAACGTGTTCTAATTCTATTTCTAAGTCGTTTCGGTAAGCTATCGCAGTGCAAATAGTTACATTCAAGTCGTTATCTTCGTCTATTGATAGTTCAAAGGTGCATTCGCCTTCGTACGTATCTGCGTAAAAGTACGCTAACGGGTAGTGAATATCTACAATCATAAAATAATAAAATAAGCGATTAATAAAAGAGACACAAACACAAAACCAACTAAAGTTAAGGCTTCGATAATCGTGTTTAACATCATTTTGCCTTCGTTGTCTAGGCCGTTAAATAAGTTCTTAAATAGTTTCATTTTGCTTGTTTAATAAGGTTAAAAAATATTCCGTTTCCTGTAAAGCCGTTGCTATTTGTTTGTCTGAGGCTTCAACTAATAACCTTTCAATTAAGCAAGTTAATGCGGTTGGGTTGTTTTCTTGTTTCTTGATAAAGTCAAGGGCTTTTGTAAAAGTTTCCATAGCGTTTTTTTAATTGTTTAGTAAATAACTATACGCAAATATAAATACTAAGTTTCAACCAACCAAACTTTTTAACAAATTTTTTTCACTTTTCTACAAATTTAGAATGATTCTAAATAAGAAATGTCGCAAGTATCTCCTATATTTGCGACAAAATTAAGGGAATAACCTTAAATAATCTCAATAAAAATAAGGGGATTAGCTTAAATTAGTTGCGTTCGTGTATAAAAAAACGGATTTTCTTTACCTAATGGATATAAAAAAAGGGGATATTTCTACCCCCCTAAACGCTATGTCGCTAAATTACAAAGGAAACTTAAAAGAATCTATGTTTTTTACTAATGAGTTATCAACTTCTTTACATTCAATTTTCAAGATTCGCCCGCCTAATGGCTTCGGGGGTGCGCCTCGTTCAACGTGCCAACCGAACGCGCCTTCGCCGTATTCTTCTTTGTATGTACCAGTAAGCATTAAATGTAGTTGACGTTGTTTAACTGAATATCCTTTTTTAGAGTTATGGTTAACGCATTCTCTAACGTCGTTACGTGAGCTGTTTTCGTGTATATGACCCATTGTAAACACGTCGAAATCTTCGTACATCTCAAGGGAACGCGTAAGGTTTAACGCTCCTTTAGTAACTACACCACCACCACCCGAGCCGTGGTAATACTTTACTTTTGTGGTTACGTTACAATTCCCGTAAAGGGTTTGTTTAATGATTATCCAACCACCGTACCCGCCCGTTTGAACGTTGGAAGAACATTTATAGTTTAATAAATCTACGAACCTACGGAGTAAATCCGTTTCTTGGTATTTGATTATGCTTGTTTCGTGGTTACCATATCCAATAACCTTAATAATATGAGCGTACGGGGAAAACCATTCTACCGCAGTTTCTACAATCGAATCTAAATATCTAGTA